GGCATAATCCAGCCGGTGAAAAAAGCTTACCAATCGTATACTGAGGATTGATAAATGGCCACAACCCTAGAAGAGATGGAGGCGGAACTTGCCGCCCCAGCCGCTCCTAGACTCCTCAAGGTCAACGCAGCAGTAGAACAGAAGGCTAAACTGTCTGCTGGCCAAGCCATCAGATCCAATGCCGACCCTTCTACGGTATGGCCTGACGAAGATGTAGACGCCCAGGCTCGCGCTATCACCGAGCACTACCAAACTGTAGAGATGCAGAAGAATGCGCAATTCGCATCTGACCATAAGGTGCCCAAGGTTCTAGATGAGAACGCGCAGACCGGCATTGACATCACGCGCAACTTCGCTAACTTCATGTTCCACGATGAAATGGCTCTGCTCGGCGTGCAGTGGTCTAAGGACAACTTTGAGCACAGTGCTGACATCGCCCGTGACTTCATAGCAGACCATCCTTGGCGCGCAGGTATGGCCGTAGCTGCATCCAGCGGTCCTCTATTCGCCGGTGCTAAGCGCATCGCCCGAGTATTCAAAGGTGCCGACGCAGCTATAGATAGTGGCCGACTGCTTGAACGTGGTCTCATAGACAGCGTGGCCGAGTTCGATCAACTGGCTCCCAGCGCGCAGAAGATTCTTAACGGCCAGGCTAACCGCATTGCAGACATAGCGGAGACTCAGGCGGCCATCAAGGACGGCACCGCTACATTGTCTCAGCGGTTTAAAGCCTCGTTCCATTCCCAGTTCGGCAACGCCTATCTAGACGACCAGGCACTTGAGCGAATGTCCCCTTACAGCACACTCAAAGAGTGGAGCAAGCGCACCGAGGATCTCGTAGCGGGTAAGACCGTCACGAATATGCTAGATATGGCGGACAAGGTTCCTACCAGTGAGGGCACCGCTATCCTACACGCCCTTAAGGACTCTACTCAGCTAACAGGTTTGAGCCAGGAATCTCAGGCTTTCGCGCTAGCATATGGCGCTGAAGCTCGCACCATGCAGCGACAGCTTTTGGACGAAGGCTTCATCGATCAGGAGACTGCCGATAAGGTTGGCGATATTTGGTTCTCTACGTTGCGTCAGGACAGTCCTTTATTCGAGGAAGGTGCCACTACAGCCATACATTCGGTCATAAAACGCCGCAAGCTCGACCCAGAGAAAGCAGGCAGCCTACGAGTCATAAACATCCCTCGCACAGGCACAGCCCACCTCAAAGAGCGTGAACTCAACAGCATACAAGTAACCGGGCTCCTAAAGAGACAGCGAGCGGCCGAAGCTCTAGACATGGCTAAACCAGAACGGGCCATAGCTCTACTTAGGAACGCACCTGAAGAGGCCGAGGCTGTTAACTTAATCAGGGCTGGCAAACTACCCGAGGCCAAGACGCTTCTCGCGCGCGACGGCTTCATCGGCAGCAACCCTAAAGACCTAGTTGTCAAGAGCATGTTGCAGCAGAAACTTCTCTTCGAGAATTTCAAGACACTACGCGACGTTGCTCTTAACCCTAACCTGACAAAGACCTACGATGAAGTGCAGGCTATGAGTTCACAAACACGTAGGCACATGGTGAAGCTAGACAAGATGGAGAACGCAGCTACGCTGCGGCGCATGGTAGCCAAGAAACAAGGCAAAGCCAGCGTCGAAAGTCTTGGCTACGTCCATGAGAGCTTGTTCGAGGCCCTCGCAGACGTAACGCACGAGAGCACTATTAGCTCAGGCATCGGCTTACTTGAGGTTGGCACAGCCATTCTAAAGACCATGAAGACCTCCGCGAACCCTTTCACCCATGGACAGAACATCATCGGTGGGGGTGTCTTCTTGCACATGGCAGGATTCAACATCCTCAACCCGGAAAATAACAAGCTGCTTCGCCAGTCTTGGGTAGCAGCACGGGACTGGCAGAAGGCTCGTAAGAGTGGCTCCGCAGTCGCCGAAATTCGGGACCTAGGCATGCTAAAGTCCCGCGTCAAGGGCGGCAAAGATATTGATATCGCCGCTGAATTGCAGAATCCGCTACTATCAGGCGAGCACGGCATATTAGATATGTCTTCAATGGAAGCCTCAGAGGGGATTCCAATGCTAGGGAAGCTAGCCCATCAGGCCGGTGACGAGCAAATACTAGTTAAGGGCCTCATAGCCATGACCCAAAAGGGTACGAAGTTCACTGGGATCGAGAAGGCGGCCGAGATTTACATGGCCGAGGACTCGTCTATGAAGCTAGCCTACTATCTCCATCTTCGACAGAGCGGTCTCAACCCTCTCGCATCGGCCAATGAAGTTGCCAAGCGTCTACCTATGTACGGCACTGTCGGCGGCGCAATCAAGCGCGGTCGCAAAGTTCTCTTCCCATGGGCTAGCTTCCCGACTGAAGCCGTGCGCATCATGAAGAACAATATGATCGATCACCCGTTTCGCACGGCGGCTTGGATGCACGCGCCCAACCTAGTGCAGACTGCTGCCGCTATGGGGCCACAGGCTTTTGGCGGGCAAGGTATGTCTTACGAAGAAGTAGAGGCTCGCAAGACTCAGAACCCGATGTATGCTCAGAAATTAACAGGCGTAGTGACTGGCTTCCGGGACAAGAACCAGGACGTTCGCACTATGCTAATGGACTTCCTACCACACAGCGCACTCTTGCCACCTACCATAGCTAAGACAGCCGACTGGCGTGAGAGCCTACCGCTGGGGTTGGGGAATCCCGCACCGATCGTCACTGGATTCGTTGATGCTCTGATGGGCAAAGGATCGTTCGGGGAAGACATTGCTACCGACCCTAACAACCCGGCCTCTAAAATATACAGCATACTAACTAGTGTAGTCGGCCTACTAATGCCGCCCCTAGTGCAGAAGTATGTGTTCAATCCTTCATTGCCAAATCAGGTTTATCGCGGGCCAGTCGATGCCGGTATCTACAAGAACCCATCTACAGGTAAGACAGGTGACTTCTTGTACGACATGGTTCTCAACAACTTCGCCGTCAAGAACTACGCAGGCTCAGCCGCGACCGAGGTCGCAAACGAGCGGTTCGGTGGCCGAGAGATGCAGAACTACCGTGGCCGACTCGGCAAGGAGTTCAATGCTTGGGTAACTACAGGCAAGTGGGAAGACGCGGCCGAGACCCTGACAGACGTAGCACAATCTTTCCGGAACGAGACACCAGATAACCCAGGATTAGCGCATCAGAACTACATAGACTGGCTAAAGCTACACTCTCGGGAAGTGATGAAGCACCCGGCTCTCCGTGGTGTGTCGAAAGAGCAGTTCCTTACGCAGTTAGGCAAGGTTGGTGACTCTGCCGCGCCCGTAATCGATCAAGCCACTCAAGAATACAAGAACCTTCTCATCCAAGGCTATCGCGGGTTGGGTCGTTCCCGTAAAACAGACGGCAAGAACCCTCTAACTAGAGGCGGGGGTCGCGGCGGCGACAGGAGTAGTGGCAGGAGCGGTAGGTAATGACTAAGAAACAGTTTGCATTAATCTTTGTAGTATGGGCGATATTAATGTCGCTTTTATTCTGCACGCCTGCACGAGCGGCAAATATAGGGCTAGTCATGGGTGGAGGGATAACCTGTGAAGGCTCCCTCAAAGACTTGGCAGCCACAACTATCAGGCTTGAGCAGCTTAAGACTCTGGTTAACATCAACCAGAATCCGCACGCGGCGGTACCATTAGATGCAGAACTCACGGCCTTGATGATCTTAAGAGAAAAGATCCGAATGTGGCGAGAAGAGAACTGCCGCGACGCTTAATCGTCCTCGTCAATAGCCTCATCGTCCTCGTCATCGTCCACAATTATAGGCTCGTCGAGATCGTCGGAAGGCGGCCTCGCAACCTTCCTGTAGGCGTCCTGTCTACAATTCACGCAGGTTAGGCCGTATTCCGTCCAAGTTCCACAACGACACCTGAGCATTACGGTAGCTCCACGTAGGCAGCCGCTCTACTGAGGAAGCACGGGTTGCTCTTATATCTGTCTGTGCTTCCGCACTTCTTACATGGCATCATGGATTAGTTTTAACGACGGGTTCACGGCGAAATCCTCATATTTATTGAGGAGAATGGGAAGCTCTTTGATTACATCAAGAGGAGCTAGTTCGCCTCGGTGGTAGGTTGCTTGCTTACGTCGTTCAATCCTTTTAGGGACTTCGTGGTCTTTAGGCGAACGGTGGGTATTGTGAAAGTGGTAGCAGGTAGCGTCTGTGATTGTGAATTCACGGCTTGCCTTTTGTGTAAAGACTGGATCTTCACCCGGGTGGGTGCCTGTCCAGTACATGTTGCGATGATAGACCCTGTGATGGGACAGCCATTCATTCTCGCCATAGGCTTCTGTTAAACCTTCCACAACTTCAATGCGATTGACTACTCCATACGGGACTGTACTATTCCGGCCCTGCGTTGACTTCACAATGTTGCGCAGACCCTCTGGCTTGTACACCTCATCGGCGTCTACGATGAAGTACCACTCTGCCTCCGCTTCTGCTATCATAGAGTTGCGGAACGTGCCTTGCACTACGGGCGGCACGAAAGGTAGCTGACGCACGAAGAAGTCCGCCCGTTTCTTTTCCTTCTGGACAAACCAATCGATGATATCCCGGGTTCGATCTGTGCTGCCGACATCATAGATTACGTATCGCCCAAAGTGCCCAGCCAAGCACTCAAGCGTATATGGCAACCAAAATTCATCGTTCATGGTCAATATAACTGGGACCATGTTATATAGTTGCATTAAACACCTCAAGCATCTGCTCAACCCGGTGCTTGATTAAGTGCTTCTCTAGCACTAGTTCGCGAGCACAGTTGGCCATAGCGATGCACCAACCTGGATGGGTCCTGGCGAATTCCATTGAGTGTTCTAGCCCCCCATACGTATACGCCTCGTAGGCCAAGAAGTGTTCCTCACGCTCAAATAGCCGTTCCATGCCACTCCTGGGGTCCACATCTGTAATCAGAGGTCGGCCTACAGCCATAGACTCAAGTACTCGTAGGTTTGGCGCGTCGTGTTTCTGTCCGTGGTTGAATAGGGTACGACAATTGTTCATGGCTTCACATGTCTTAGGCCACTTATGTTTGCCGGGTCCACCGCCTATCTGTCGAACGTCGTAGGTCCAGCCACGCTTCCTGCAAATTTCAATCATAGGGTCGCTGCGTTCCAGCCCTGTTTTAGACCCAAAGAACCCGAAGTCAAACTCAGGCTCACCTATCACAGTAGGGTAAAAGAAAGATGTGTCCGTGGCGTTAGGACACCAGTGCGCGGAAGAGTGTCCGGCGAACAGCTCTCGCTTATCCCAGACAGCAAAGAACACATGGTCATAGTACCCAGCAATGTTCTTGTGGAGGTCAGGTTGGCCGTGTGAGTCTACGAACCATACTGCCTTTAGTATGTTCATGTCCGTCCGCTCTACTTGACGACCGAATCCCAAGTTGCCTTTGTTGTCGCGTCCGTTGTCCAACTCCATGTAGAGATCGAAGTCTTTAGGGTTCCATTGAACCTCGCGCTCGTATACGTTGGTAGTCTCGTGACCCAAGGAGACGAGCGCTCGATCGACAGATCGTGCATAGGACTCCACAGCCACGAGCGGATAACGGCCAGCCTGCGCTGCGCTCATGAGTTCGTCGAGGAAAGGGTACCGGTCTACTCTATAACTAAGTGCTATTTTCAAGGTAGGAACGGCTCTATGTAAAGCCGGGGGGCGGCCTCATTGAGAATCTTCCGTATATTGTGGTTCGTCTTTACTTGCTCTTGGATTACAGCCTGGTCTTCGTTCCACCGGCCACCAATCGTGTCCCCTACTTGTTTGAACTTGTTAGCCGCTTCTTGTATGTCTACCCACTTATTAGGATGCTGCACAAGATGGGAGGCGATAACCCTGTCGCTCCATTGCCCATGTGCATGACCAACGCCGACGAAGTCCGGATGGAACGCCCCTACTTTTCGTATAACCATGTTAGAGATAAAGGTAAAATCCCCGCGAGGGCTCGGTCCATAGATAGGTGTCATATTCAAATTGGCGACACACCAAGTCGTAAAATCAGGTACAACTTCTTCGATGAACTTGTCTTGCACTCTGCAAAAGTGGTGGGTATTCGTATGTAAACAAAATTCCCGATACATCTCAAACCAACCGCTTTCAGTAGGTATAAGGTCGTCTTCGAGGATTGTTATGAAGTCATAATTGCGTAACGCGAATATAGCGCGATTCTTATTAGCGCCTACACCTTTATTCGTACCTCGAATTAAAGTTACATCTGGAAATTGTTCCACCACTTTAAATGTGCTATCTGTGCTTCCATCGTCACACACCACTACACGAGCACCATCAGGCTTCGTATCGAACACGGCCGTGAGCGACTCCTTGAGTCCCTCACTACGGTTGTAAGTCGCAATGGCAATACCTTCGCTAAAGTTTGAAAACATTAGCTATTACCTCTTCAAGTTTTTCAATCATATCGGTCGGGTCTGACATAGCCCTAGCCGCCTGAAACCCTGCCTGTGCAATAGAACGTCTCAGTTCCTGGTCCAGGGCTAGGCTATTGACATGATTGGCTAGGGCGTTCAAGTCCCCGATCGGAGCCACCAAAGCGTTGACACCGTCAACTACATACTCTGCCTTGGTGTCCGTCAGGACACAAGCTGCTAAGCCGGTCATGGCTTCGAGTGCCATGCGCCCAAGCCCTTCGCCGTGGGAGCAGCCCAACCAAATGTCCGTCTTGAACAGCAACTCAGCCATCTCGTCTCGTGAAGGATGATAAATGTACTCCATGCCTGGTATCTGGATCTTCACGTCGGCGGCGGGTATCTCGCCGACACCGTACAATTTTACCTTGTCGCCGTGAGCTTTCTTGAGTGCAGCGAAGATGTGTCCGGCATCCTGCGCACCCTTGCTCGGGTGTCCGTGGATCAGTGTTGTGACTACGAGAGGATCTAGAGCGTTAAGTGTCCGAATCTTCTTGCGTTTCGGGTTGCGACGCATAGACTCAAAGTTATAGTGTGACCAACCAATGCGGGTCGCTGGCACAGGCTTGAAGTTCCAATCTGGCTCAGGGTTCATGCACACGTCAGCCAACCATTGAGTGCTCGTTACTATCGCGTCCCACGGACAGTTAAGACCGATCTCCTCAAGTTCCTTGAAGCGCGGGTTGTGGCTCAGTTTCAACATGATGGTCTTCTTAGCCTGAGGGCACAGCCTAGAGAAGCTAGCGTTGAGCGGGTTGTCAGAGTTCGTGATAAGCAAATCGCACGCCGGTATCCTGGTAGGGTCTTGTTCCAACAACACGATAGGTAGGTCCGTGAACTTGACTACCTCGGGGTTTAGGTCCGAGTAGACAGTCGCTACAGTAACGTCGTGGCCTTTCTTAGCCAGGCCGTTCGCCAGGGTAAGGATGGTAGTAGGTCCGCCGTGCTTACGAAGATGAGGAGTAACTACCACGATCTTCTTGCGATCTACATTTGGACTAAAGTTCGTCTGCAACACGTCGATGAACCGGTCAACGCTTATTTTCCTATCGTGCGCGTCAATAGTAGCAACTTTGCTCTGATGCTTCGCGAGTTTAGCCATGGCTCCTTCCGTGAAGAGAATTCGGTAAGCTAGTTCGGCTAGTTTCTGGGGTCTGACATCGTTATGGACAATGACATCCGACTCTATGTAACCCTTCGGTAGGTATTCGCGGATGCCTCGGTTGTCCCAGCCTATAACAGGCACGCCACACGAAATAGCTTCCAGCGCTGGCATACCGTATGAGTGGTTCAATGCGGGGTCTACGAACAAGTCCACCTCAGAAGTGAGCAAACGCGCTACACGAGTTCTAGGTAGATTGCCTTGACACAATATGTCGCTAGCTCCCTGTACCGCCGTAGCGTGTAGCGCTAAGATGCGAAGCTCTTTATGATTCCTCTTCGCCAACCCGCCCAGCGCTTGGGCGAAAAGGACACCTCGCTCGGCCCCTTTGAAAGGATACTGCCCATTTATAGAGACCATTACAGTAGGTCTATCGTCTCCTAGTTCCCTGCCGGTAGGGTAGAAAATATCCCTGTCAACACCGGGGTTGATGGTGTCAATAACATCACCGGTAAAGCCAGGCAGTTCTTCAAGTTCTTTAGTGATCCAAGAAGAACTACTAATGATCTTATGGATATGTGAGAAGTTAGTCTCAAACTTCTTAGATTCCTCGGCGTCGGTGACCAGTGCCGGTTCGTATGATTGTACGTGGAGCACGGGAGTTAACTTGGGGTTGTTCGCACACAGAGCAGCTACATGGGGAGCTAGCTCAGATGTAGCTGCAATAACGACGCCGTGTTCAAAGACCGTTCTTGAAAAATTTAGAAGAAAAGTTTCCACGGAAGCAAATATAATAGGAGCAGTTCTTAACTCGCCTATAGCTTCCCCTATTTGTTTATTCTCTCGCTGAATTTGCACTACTCTAGCGTCGCCGCCTATGACGTTGATCCTATTGACTATATCGGCAATGTAGTGCATTCCACCACAGGCTTCTGTACTGTGGGTGACAAAGCAAACAGATGGGCGAAGGGCCTTAGCAGTGGTCTCTTTGAGTTCGTCGGCGGTGTGGCTCTTTCGGATATGGTCGATAGCTTTAGTGCCGATGGTCTTGTTCCAGAGTCCCCAACTCGGCCACGTCTGACGGAATCGGCCACTCGCCAGCTTGCGAAAGTTAAGGTGTTGCTCCTCCCCGAGGGTAGCATAGCTAGCACCCCTTTGGTGGAAGACGTAGGTGTCGTCGGCTAGGACTGCGCGAAAGCGGTCGTAGGTCTTACCGTCCGTCCACGTAATAGCGCGCATCCAGAAATCGGTCTCCTCTCCGAAGTTTTTATACGCCTCATCTAGGTAACCGACTTGCTTTATTAGGGAGTTGGCGAACAGGAAGCAGAACCCGGTAGGCATAATCTCAGGGTAACGCCGAGCGGCGGTCTTTTCGAGCACCTCGTTCATGGCTTGAAACGAGTATCCTGGGTTCATGCTAACGTTTATGACAGCGGTATTGTTTGTGACAGGGTTAACGATCTTGTTGCGCGGGTTGGCGTTTAGGGCGACGATCATCTTTGTTAGCCAGTATGGAGTAACAATGACATCTGAATTTAGGTAGCAAGTATATTTGCTATGCTCCTCGTAGGACTTGACACCGCGATTGACCGTAGCGGAGAAGCCACGGTTCTTTTTGTTGGTCAACAGAGTAATCTTTTTGGGGTGTTTAGCTGCTATCCTCTCAAGCGCAAGGTTAACATGCTTGTCGCTAGCGTCGTCCACGATGGTAAGGTGATAGGGCCAATGAGTTTCCCGAAGAACCGAGTCCACACATTCTTTGACTAGGTGTAGGGAGTTATAGACAGGCAATACTATGTTGACTGTCTCAGTTGGACCGATAGTGTCAGCGAAATTTTTCAGGTTCTTGTAGTAAGCCTCGTTGACCAAGGCTAGAGTCTTCTCAGGGGCCTCAAAAGCTACGGAGAGAACCGTACCGTCACCTGCACTCAATGTTTCAAACTGAGCGTAGGACATTACCTCTTTTAGGGAGTCCATTGAGAGGTCGGTCAAGGACATACGATCCTTGATGAAGTCGCCGACATCAGCCGGATTTGGTGGTTGCCATTCTTTACCGCGAAAGGACATTAAGGCTCCTGCTTCTTAAGACGATCGATCTCTCGGGTCAAGTACCAGAGAGCCTTTTCTAGGTCTTGCAGTAGGGCATCCTGTTTGTACCCTGCCCGTGAAACGTACTTAACGGTATTACCCAGGTGGAAGTTCAGCCCTTTCGCTTCGATGAAGTCGATGGTCTCGATACCCCCACGAGTGTAGTGGGCGGGACTGTGAACCGCAGGGTTCTTATCGGTAGGATAGTCTGCTTGACTCTTCCCTAGGAAAGCCTTAGCGCCCTCTGCTAATACCGTCTTAATGTAATCTGGGACTGCCTCGTGCGCGCGGGTCTCGTCAGAGATGTGATCCAGCACCTGGGTATCAAAACCGTCACGGGGTCGCTCAATGATCTTGGTCGTGATCCCGCCCCGGGTCTCGGCGAAGAGCGACAGCGGTGTGACGACGTGCTGCGGGGCTTGCTCGACCTCGGGGGCATCATCTTCAATGTCTTTTAAAGTAAGATAGCCGTCATTAATTTCTAAGACACCTTGGTTTAGCAGACTGTTAACAGACTTTACGATATCGTCGAAAGGGTATCCCTTGTTCCTGAATTCCTGATAGATAAAGTCTCGCCCGTGCTTTTCAGTCTTCGACACCCACTCGGCAATGGCGCTGTCTAGCTCCCCCATAAATGCTACCTTCATACCAAATCTCCCAGATAAGGTTCTTTATAACCCGGACCCTTCATTACCTTTCCGTCTTCACGATACACAGGCTTACCGTCCGCGCCTAATTTTGTCATGTTGCTCTCATGTACCCGCTTGACAGCCTCATCAAGATCCCAGCCGAATGCTTCTGCGGTACCGTAAATTACGTAGGCAAGATCTGCCAACTCTTTGAGTAGGTGTTCCGTATCACAGCCTTTTAATTTAGTACAAAATAAAGTCCGGGTATCCGCTTTAACAATAAAGAACCCGGCAGCATCAATTACTTCATTAAATTCTTCATGAATCAAGCGCATTCTGAATTCCGCAGATTGCACATCAGAGGGATGAGCCTTTGGAATATCAAAGGTCTTGTGAAACTCTCGAACCGCTATCGTTGCTGCGCTTGATTTCATGTACCCATAGTTTAGCTTATTTTATGGCCGAGGGCTACTCTCTGCTTCGTAGTTGCCGGTCACCTGGATGAACTCGGCCTTCCGCTGTAGCTCTTTGATAGAGCGGGCACCGCCGTAGGTCATGCCACTGCGTAAGCCGGCTAGTAGCCTTTGGATTAGGTTAATGGCGGGGCCGGACACGGGTGCCCAGAAAGCTTCACCCTCAGGGACGGTGCCATCCTTCGTAGCCCCAAAATATTCTTCTTGGAAGTCGGCGCTGGCCTGCCCTCGGTACTTGGCTTCATAGGGGCCATTCCAACGATACAGTTCGTGGCTGCCGGGGGTATAAGTCAGCACCGTTCCTGGTGAGCCCGGTATTCCGCGTTTATGTGCCGCACTTTCATTGGTTAGCGCAAACAACTTGCCCAGCATAACAGAATCAGCCCCAGCAGCAAGCGCCTTAACGAGATCTGAGGAGCTGCGGATTCCCCCATCGGCGATAATAGGTACTAGGAGTTTCTTCCTGACCGCTGCGATATCTTGGATGGCGGTGAATTGTGGAACGCCGAATCCGGTGACCTTTCGGGTAGTACAGGCTGCCCCAGGCCCGATCCCGACCTTAACCGCCGTGGCCCCAGCATTAACAAGATCCCTATAGCCATCAGCAGTACAAACATTTCCAGCAATTATCTCTAGTTCTGTGTACGTGTTCTTCAAGTCCGAGATAGTCTTTAATAGGCGAGCATCATGGCCATGGGCTATGTCGAAGCACACCCCCGTTACATTGGTTTCTTCAAGGAGCTTAGTTAGTTCAATTACGTCTCCGGTACGGATACCACAAGAAAGAAAAGAATTAGGAAAGGTATTGATCCACTGTACCTTCTGTTCAAACGTAGCAAACCTGTGAAAGATTGGCACGCTTCCTGCATCGGTTAGTACCTTCGCCAAGTCTGAACCAATAACCGAATCCATGTTGCTAGCAATAATAGGAATGTCCATAGGGACACCACGGGTCAGATAGGTAGATACGTTTGGGTCTACCCTCGATTCCACGTTGTTGAATACCGGGACGAGCGCTACGTCATCGAAAGTTAAGCCCTGTTTCATCTATTTTCCTCGTTGAATCTTTTCAGTTCACGCACGTCATAGTCTAGCACATTCTGATAATCTTCGTGGTGCATCCAGCCTAGCTTGGTTAGGAAGCCCCACTCCCTGCGGCGGCGGAAGAACATGAAGAAGGTCCACACCTTACCTTCCGTCCCAGGGCGAAGCTCTACCCAATGGAACTCTTCCCCTGTCCTGAACTTTAGGCGGAAAGGTTTCCTATCTACCGTGGTGCCATCTGGTAGGTGCTCCAAGTAGCCCTTGGTTAGAGGAAACGATAAGAAATTAGCCGGGTGATCGTGGGGAGTAATATAGTCGCTGATATGGAAGCAGTGGATGTAAGCGCTCACAAGAGGGGTACGAAATAGAACATACCTTGTTAGGTATAGCTCCCCAGGTCGGCGGTAAATGTCCATCTTGGTGAACCAGTTACGCTCGTACTTGCCTGTTTCCATTAGCGAATACTCCCGTCGAAGGCCCCGCTTAGTATAAGGATGAAGACTATGAAGACGATTACTTCCACCCAAGCGCCTCGCTTGTGCATGGGAACTGCCCGACGAAGATGGCCTTGCAACCCTCGGCAATCTCCCGGTGCTCAAGCTGGGTGCCAGGCTCGGTGCGTAGTTGTAGGTAGTGAATCCACGAGCGAGCCGTGCCACTCATGTATAGGGTGGTGGCTGTGCCCAGGGGGAGGAGGAATCGGGCTTGCTCCTTGGCTATCCCCTTTGCCAGAGCTAAATCGTAAAGATCCACAGAATGGTTCTGAATAGTTCGTTGGGCATATTCAAACCAACCCTTATCTGCTTCCGACATGTCATCAATACTATTCTGCCTATTTTTCACGTCCTGCCGTCGCGCCGGATAGATCTCAAACTCTGTGGCCTTGGCGTACCGCTGGCTAAACTCTTGGAAGGAGAAGCTGCGGTGACGTAGGATCTGCTGGGCAATGGCTCGGGATGTGTGAATTTCTAGTGTCATGTTAACTTGTTCAAAGATTGACCAATGCTTGTTGTGGATACAATAAGCAAGCAGCTTTGGAGCGGTTTCTTGATTCATTTTATTAGCCGGATTTGAAACTCTTGCAATATATGCAATAAGTTCTTCAGCCGATAAATGCTCTAATTCTTCTGTTGGTTTTGTTAGAGAGATGAGTTTTACTTTAGGCTCCGGTTGGTTTGTATTCACAGGAATCTCCATCGCAGAAAGTGGCTTCCTTGGCCTCGAAGGTTTTGAACTTCGGCTTCTTCAGTCCTGAACATAGCCTATCGAAGGTGTCTTTGTCAACCTCTTCATATGGTGCTTGAAGATAGGAATGATCGTTGAGCGGCAAGAAGCTGACCGACTTGAGCCTAGTCTCGAACATTTCCAAGGCTCTAGCTAGATCTTTGCTTTCTTCTGGCTTCACCGTAACCGTGATACTGACACTGTTGTCGGCCCATTCAGACTGCATGAGCGCTGCCAGTTCAAGCTGCTCCCACATTGAAACGTCTGCCTTACGCTTCTGGAAGTTGGGCTCGTGGACAGGAAACTCTACGACCATCGTGTTCGCTGTCTCATACACATCCGGTTCTACACTATAGCCCGCTTCCCGCATCGTTTGCACGAGATCAGAGTTTTTCGAGATTCGTATTCGACGAACATAAAATTCTGAATGAGGATAGTGTATTCCAGGGGTCTTGCCGGGGAGCAAGGACACGGTCCCAGAAGGCTTAACTGTGGTGAGCTTGATGGACTTCCGTACACAGAGCCAATCGGAATACACTTGATCCCAGGTCTTTAGGTCTTGATAGCCCTTGTCACACCAGCGTAGATGCTCTCGTAGACCGACCTGATTAATGTTCTCAACGATTCCACTTTGGCTAACTCCTATACGTCGGTTCTTCATCTGAACCTGATTCGTTAGATCGCAATGCGTTGCTAAGAGTGTAACAGTTTTACAATAGAGGAAAGCATACTTAAGAGTACGAAGATAGTCGTCCAAGTTACTATGGTTGCTTGGGAAAGTTTCCACGATATTGCAGAGTTCAGCGTGGTTGAGTGTAATCTCACCGCAAGGGTTAGTACCCATGACGTTGCGATCATGCTCATTACGAGGGTCTTTGAGCCTACCAAAATGACGAGCATTATCAAGCCACAAGTAACCAGGCTCTCCATTAACCATTGCTTGTTCAGCCAGCTTACTATAGTCATCCCCTACCTCCACGCATACACTGTTGTTAGATGCCCACCGAGCAAACGCGGGGTCGGCTACTTTCTCTGGACTCTTGAGACTTAAAAACTCTTGGTCGCCGGGAGAGCCGAAGGCGATCTCGGCAGTCCGTCTAGTGCCGCCAGCTACGACACAGGCACCGGCAAAGTTCATAATGTCTACTATGAAGGTGCTGTCTACTGCCTGGTCCTCGTTAACATAGGACTGCATATATGCCTCTGTGCGCTCCAATAGGTGCTTTAGAGGGTCAGAGCCAGGGGCTATGCCTCCGAACGTCTTGATGGGGCTTCCAGCGGGTCGTATGTTACTGTAGTCGAAGCTCTCGGGTAGGGTATTGGACCCGGAGAAGGCGTCTAGTACCCGCTTGAAGGCTTCGATCCAGCCCTCCCGGCTATCCTCAACTACGTGGACATCCTTGGTTCGGCGAGGCTTCTTAAGGTAGAACTCGACTGAACTTCCTAAAGTATCGAACCCTACGCCCACCCCCATGAGACTCATATCCATGAGCCATACGAACGGGAAGCTGAGGTCGTCCTTGAGGTTCTTGGTGCTAATGAACCCGCAGTTGTACAATGGGGCAGAAGACTTCTCTAGTACGAAGTCTGTGCCCATGGCCCACAAGCCACGCCCAGGGGGGAGAAACTTGAAGTCCCACATGCGGCGATACATCTCTTGCGCACTCTGCTGTGCTCGCCTCTCATCCCATGTAAGATGATGCTGCTTACAGTGCAGCTTCTGGATGAGGAAGGTACCTTCAACTACCCTCTGGATAGTCTCCCAGAACTCTTCGGTGCGACCGTTACCCTTATCGCGGGCATACGAACGTTTAAATGTAAAAAATCCGAGCGGCCCCCACTGCGGCTGCTTACCTTTGTACTTGGCAATAAAATTGTCTGTCAGTTTGAAGTCTATGTCTTTAGAAATCACAATGATACGAGCTTTCGATTAATGTAGTTAAAGATTTCATCTTCAGGATCGTCTACGTGAGCCAACAGGTATGCCACTAGGCATGGATTGTGAAACTTCCGCCTGACAATAGATCCTGCGGGTAGCTCTAGTACTGGGGGTAGCTCTAGTACTGTATGTGGCTCATCACCTAGTTCGGTTTGACAAATCTCACACTTAGTAACCTCTTCACAGTCAGATGCTACAACAATGAAGGGCCACACTATCATTACCCTTTGACTTCGGTTCCATCCGGTAGTACTGCATATCCCTGGTTTATGTTTATACAATATTCAGTCCATGACCGCGTACCCACGTAAATTATAGCAAATCCGTGGCTCCATTCGCTAGGGTTGCTCGTCATGTATAGAGGTTGCAACTTGCTCAGTGTGCCCGGGTTGAACGCTTTGATAGGCGCTCCCGTCCAGGTATCTCGGCTTACGATTGTTTGTGCCCGGTGTGTGTGCCCAAAGACGATGCTCTGGCTGCGTGACTTCTCAAGATGCACATAAGCGGCGTGCTTGCTGAATGACCAGCCGTGTACCGCCACGAGTCCGCCCGTCCTCATGATAGGAGAAGGCTTGACTAGCTGCACGAACCCAAGGCGATCGCCAGTGGTAGGAGAATAAGGAATATAAGTGAAATTCTTGCGGCCAGCAGCCAGCGTGTGCTCAGGGGATATGCTAGAATATAAAGATTCACCAACAGCGCCAGCGCCCACAGCCCATCGCTCAATTCGTTCCTCATGGTTTCCTCCTAGAAAGAATGTATGTTGCTTCGTGTACTTCTGTACGTGGTCCAGCATCGTATTACAGGGGTCTACTTCTAGCTTCTTGAAGTCGTAAGACTGGTTCTCGCTGATCTTTCGCTTGGGGTGAGACGAGAAAATAGCACAGTCTAATACGTCTCCCAGGAAAAGAGTAATATCCGGTTTGATAATTTCGTGCGCTCTTATCGCTGCACCTAAGGCTGCGGGGTCATGATCTGGAAAGTGTATGTCTGGAAACACGAAGATTGTCTTAGCTTTAGATTTGGCCATTATTGGAGTCCTTTACCAGAGTCTTATACCAGTCGATGAATTCGACTAGATCGAAACGAATCTCACCCTTGGTGCCGCCTTCTCCTGTCGTCTGCCACACTACTGCACCTATCGTGCCCTTGGCTGCGTTGTATTGGGCTTGTCGCATTGACTTCCTACCTGGGTCCGCCGCCGTTTTCTTCGCTTCCACGGTCACAGGAAAAGCTTTACGCGCGGCCGGGCTGGCCATAATATCGGCACCACCAGAACCCATTGGTCTACTTACTAGATCGCCTTCCTCCAGCCCGAACTTTAATGTTAGCAGGGCGGCTATTTGCTGTTGCCATTGCCTTCCTTTGGCTTTGCAACTTTGTGGACGAATTCCTTTTCGCTTTGACTTTTCGCTTGACATTTTTCTTTTCCTTCTTAACTGTAGATCTTGATGGGTCGTATACTATTAGTTCACCCGGTTTCATAGTATACGTTCCATTTTCAATCGGTTTGAAATGCCTACATTCCGGTATGTGAATTTTATCATCACAATCAGGGCTCGTATCCCATATATCTTCAAAATCCTCAGGCTTCTCACTCATAGCTAGGATCTCTTTATCACTAGACCACTCAAGATAACCCCACACATCCACAACCATAAAGATAATGCCCCACACAACAATAGACGACATCCCCATCGCTAGGCCAATAACAATCCAGCCAGCCTCACCTAAGAATCGGAACACCCAGCCGCGATAGTCCTTGGCTGATAGCAGTAGCATCCCCAGGAATAGGGAAGCGTAAAAGAAATGGCCGAAGAAATCTACCTTACTCATCATCTTCTTCCTCTGATTCGATAACTTCCTTGACGCGGGTGCGAAGCTTCTTAGTGCTGAGTACCGGCCATACGTCTGTCGTAGGGATTATAGAGTCCACGACACCATACTCGATCATGGTATCTGCGTTAATCCAAAGCTCTCCCTTATGCTTACTCTTGGAGAGCCATTGGGTAGCTGTGAGATTGGTGTGCCGCTGTAGCAGCTTCCAGTATCGGTCGCTCATGAGGGACTGCAACGCAGCCTGTGCCTCGATCTCATCATCGTCCCCGCCTAACCCGACCTTGCCTTTGTGGGTCATGAACATACAGTTAGGGGTAGCAGTGCGGTGGCCCTTCTCTCCCGCCACTAAGATGAGAGCTGCGGCCGAGCAAACTTCCCCGGTGGCGGCAGTATGGATAGGAGTCTTGCAGGTAGTCATGAAGTCATATAAGTGGAACATCGCAATGTCTTCACCCCCCGGGCTGTCAATCACCATAGTGATAGGCTCTAGGTAGGTCTCAGGGAAGTGACTCGGGCTAGATAGGAAGCGTAGGTTCGCGAGGACCATCTCGATAACATCACATTCCCCGCCGAACTCCCCAATCAGGGTCACTGTGCGACCTTGAATATCGACCCCCAGCTCGTGTGCCAGGAGCAGTCGTTCTGTCAGTGGATCTTTTAGTGTAGGATTATGCATAGTCTAATCGCGATACTCCATTTTCTTTTATTACTAGTAGTCTATTAGGTATTAATGTCTGGAGATTCGCCTCATTACTGACCAATAGAATTGTTTCCTTCTTGCTCTTTAAGTAGCCGGTCAGATATGCGACAAGGTTCTCGGAGTTCCTAGCGTCCAGCGCCATGAATGGCTCATCCAGAACCATGAAATAAGACGGCCCATCTACTTGCGACTCGGCAAGATCGGAGAGAGCCAGTCCAAACGCAAAATTGACGATTTGGCGTTCTCCGCCTGAGAGAGCATCATAAGTAGCTCCACCGGTGTTAGAATACACGGCCACATTGAACTCTGATTTACTGTCACTGGTCTTGAGCGTTTTGGTTGTGGAGACCTTAACTTTGATTTGGCCATTGCCCATACCACCCAGGTGTATATTAGCTTTTGTTTCAAGGAAAGGGCAAACGTGGTTCAGGAATTCATTCTTAAGTTCTTTGCTGAACGCCGCCTGCCAGAACTCCAAAGCCTTGCGATCAATCTCAACATCTATTAGCCGGTTCTTGTGGTAGCTGAGCACACCCATAGTGGTTGTTAATGCTGCGCTGTTACTGGAGTACAGGCTTTCGTATGGGTTCTTTTCCAGGCTTACACTTTCTAGCTTCTGTCTTAGTATAGCTAAGTTGTCGTTGTTGCGTGTAGCCTCTAGTTTGGCGATCTCTAGGTCGATCTGATCTAGCTTCTTAATATTTAATGTGTAGGCGGTCTCTTGCCCATGGGTTTCCCGTATAGACTGCTCTAGCGAAGACAGAACTTCGGTGTACTTTTTAACCGTGGACTTAGCGTGTTCTATGTTTATGTTAGCGTTGGTATATTCTATCGCTAGGGCATTGAATTGTTCGGGGTTCATGATCTGCTTACAGGTAGGGCAAGAATTGTTCACCGGTTCGACTAGCTTCCGGCTAGCAATGACCCGCCACTCGCCTATTGCTTTGATATGAGCGTCCCGCTGATCGCCTAGTACCCCCCTGGTAGCGTTAATACCAACAATTTGCAAGTCGCTCTCGTTCCGGGTAGGCAACTCCACGACGAGCTTTTTTAACTCTTCGATCTTGGCAACGAACGGATCGTTCGCCTCAAGTTTGGCTATCTCTAAGGTTAGGGACACGAGTGAATCACCGTGCTGCCTCTCCCAAGTGTCGATCGACGTGGAGAGTTCCCGCTCTTGGCGTTGCCCTTCCAACACCTGGCCGGTGTATTCCGCTACCTTGCGGTCAAGACTAGACTGGTGCGCCTTGAGTTTCGTCAGGAAATCCTTAGTGTTATCAGCCAGTTGCGTAAGCTGTTCAAATGGCAGTATAGTTTCTAGGAGTTCCGCTTGCGCTTTGGGCGTAAGGTCGAGGAAGTTCGCGGCCTTCCCCTGTCCAAAGAAGTCCGTCTGCAAGAAGGTTTCGCGGGTACGTCCGAGGAGCTGGTCCACCATTGTTTGAGTGTCTTTCTCAGTTTTTTGAGAGATATCAGTAGCTGTAGCCAGATCAATGATGGTGAGACGGTTGGGGCGTCGGCTCCGAACAATGCGGAATTGGCGGCCGTCACCAGATTCCATGTCAATAGTCCCACTACACGTAGCGCTCTCATCGGCAAAGCGGTTGATGACTGCGTCGGCTTTATCACCCGCTGCGGTGCTTCCGTACAGCGTCCACACGATCCCTTTGGATGACAAGCTTGATTTTCCTGATCCATTTGCTCCGCCTTCGTCCAGGCTATGGCCTGTGACAAGTAGTAGTCCTCGCTTGTCGAGGTCAAGTTCGACATCGCCAAGAGAAAACAAATTTTGTGCCTTGAAGTTTATTAGTCTCATCGTTCGCCTGCCAACATGCGCCTGAATGCTTCTGCATTTCCTATAGCATCATGCACTGGGTTGTGGTCGTGCTTAGTGATACGCAATTTCTTCCACTTGGAAGCCTTACTGAAGTCGCCGAGGAGCCCAGCGTAGAAGTCACCTATGCGTCTAGCCGAGTGGCCCATAGGGTTGAAACCTAGTGAGCGCCAGAACCCATCGTTGATCCATTGCCAATCAAACGCCGGGTTGTCCGAAATGAACACGGGCGCACCGTCGCTGTTCTCTTCTATCCACTTTAGGAAAGCAAGGAACACGTCGTACCGTTGAGCGTCCGAGCACTTCGCTTTAGGTAGAGGGCAGACAGGGTTGGCTGGATCTGGTTCCGTCTTAACTAGCACCCCGTGGAAGGTTTGCATACTAGGATAGGCTACGGCTCCGAACTCAGTCAAGTCTCCGGTAGCAGGGCACCCGCCCCAAGCTTCACAGTCTACGAATATCAATGTCATACTTGTGGCACACAGTAGTTGTTCTTGAGTAATCGCTCCCCTATTTCGCTGTCGTATTCTGAAATGATACCGGCCTTCTCCTTAGCTTTAGCGAAGGAGTAGATAACCTCATTTAGTGATGCTACCGTGGCTGTCGTTTTGAAGACCGGGTTTTCTTTGTAGACGGTTTTAACTTCACACGAGACCGCACCGAATTGGAGAACAAGATTTGACAACTCTTCTGGGCTATAAGCGCCCGAAGAGAGTACCCGGATATAGTTGCCAACCAAGCTCGGTAGTGGATTATTTTCGCCATTGGAATCAAAGTCCTGTTCGTTTAACGTGATGAACTTGGAAGCCTGTGACTGTATTAGATTGACCTCAGTGACCTGCTCTCCGTCTACGGTAACGTCGAGCCATCCTCGGGGCTCTCCCTCGTCTCCCCAGTTGAGCTGTGTGGTGGAGCCAGGAATGATGAGATTGCTGCTAACTGGTTTGAAGCTGTGATAGTGACCAGTAAGAGCCAAAGCACAATTCCCAGGCACCATAGCAGGAGTAAGAATCTCATTGAGAGTAAACCCTTTAGAGTTGATTTCGACACCCCCTACTCCTTGGTGGAAGAACATGAAACATCGAACTTGATTAACTCCTCGAAGCCAACCTTTGAGGGTGTCTTCGTCTCCTGTATAAGGGAAAAAATAGGCTGGCAATCCTGCAATTGTTTGAGTCTCATCTTCGCCCAAGCATCGCTCAATAAGCTTCCCATGGTCTCCCAGCCAAGATAAGGCATGAGATCCACCTGTTCTGCTACTCTGGTCATGGTTGCCGACGATGATCGTGAGGTTAATGCCGTTTTCTTTGAAGCCTTTGAACGCCGCGTGTGCCGCTTGTCCGACTTCTGCTGTGACGGTACTGGCGTGGAAAAGGTCACCACAGAAGACAACCTCTGGAATCTCTCGTTCTTTACAGTAGGAGACGATACTTTTGACGACTTCTTTTTGCTGCTCAAGACGGGAGTTCCTTCCATTGATTACGTGCGCACCGTACTGCCATTGGTGTAGGTGTAAGTCAGAGAAGACTACGAAATGTTTCATGCTAAACCTTAAGAATCAAGTGATGTACCGTAGGCTGTAATGTGCTTGTCGTTCGCTGCTAGGCGTAGGAAGTACTTGTAGAACCCATCGATACCTAGTACCTTACCTTCTGCGTTAGCATAAGAATCGATTAAGGCATGCCACTCTTTCTTGGCTAACGTAGTCTGCGTAGGAATGAAATGCCAGTTGACGTTGTTGACCCGTTCAAGAGCGCCGATAGTTTGGAACGCCTCGAAGAGACCCTCATAGATATCGAAGCCGTTCTCTGTAAGCTCGACCTTGACTACTGGAGCGTGTGTCTTCTCTACCTTGTTCTTGATGAGAGATAGGTTGACTACCTGCCCCCGGCGTTGCTTGTCCTCTTTGCCTTCGGTGATGTTACCTACGAAGGCAAACTCCACGCGAACGCTAGCGAAGAACTTGATGGCGTGACCGCCAGCGCTATCAGACTGCTTGCCGAATGACTTACCGATCAACATGGTTGAGTGGTTAATAAAGATCATGCACGCATTCGTTGTAGCTATTGCTTTGTTTATCTTGCGAAGCCCTCGACGGATAGCTCTAGAATCCTCGCCTACCTTCGGTTCATCAGCTAGAGCGCGCAGACTGTTTACACGAGTCTCTACGGCGGTTACTGAGTCTACACAAATGACGATAGGACTTGCCTTAAGCGTTTCGTCCTTATCGTAAGCTTCCAACATAGTGTCTATCTTCTCAAAGATTTCCTCAATGTCATTAGCCTCGGATACCAGAAGACGTTGGACATTAATGCCACACTGTTCTGCCCTCTGTGGGTCGAAGGTATGCTCGGTGTCGATCAGTACGCCGAGCCCCCCCATCTTTTGGCATTGGGCTATAGCGTGGTAGGCTGCTGTCGTTTTGCCGCTGGCTGGTAGGCCGTACAATTCTATGATGCGCCCTGCTGGGTAACCTGGGCGTCCCATAGATAGATCTAGCTGCGGTATGCGCGAAGGAATGCCGAACGCTACGTGGGACGCAAGGGAAAGATCGGTGCCATAGCCGCTGGCACCGGCACCGTCTTCCCCCCCTATCTTTGCCTTATTCAAAGCATCTAAGATGCTATTGGACTCTTCTTTAGAGGCCATCAATAATTACCAAAAAGAGTAGTGTGGCTATAAACCCTACGACAACACCCGCTATTATTATTAATGCTATCATGTTTCCACCGAAAGTAGCACACGCACAGGCGCGGCTTCTGGTTCGACAACTACTTCTTCGATGAGGTCCGGTACGACCGCCTTCTCAACTACTACCGATTTAACTACCGGCCCGATGATTCCAGGCTTGCGGACAACTCCGCCGCCTGCACGAACGTACTTTGCCATTGTAGGGATGCTGACACCGAAGTTCTTGGATAGGGTTGCTAGCCCCACGCCTCGGGTATACTCGGCTGCCATAGCCTGCTTCTCATTGTCTGTGAATTTCTTGAACGCCACGGTTAGTTCCTCTTAGATTGGATGGTTGGGGGAGACAGGAGCACGTTGACCTTCGGTGAGGCTACTGTGAAGCCCTGCACTAGTGGTGCGCCTTGAGGAAGTACCGGTGCGCCTACGGTAGCGGGTCGGATGGCGGCGAGAACCGGTACTGGCTGCGCCTGCGGTGCCGGGGCATCTGATATGATCGCACCGAACTCCGCAACCAAGTCCTCATATGACTTCACGGGTGAGAACTGGTCTAGTGCGTGGAGCGTGAAGCTATCCAGATTGAGCCCCTCTTGCTGGATCGTATCAACGATGCTCGTTCGCTGGGGTACGACCTTTACCGTGTACTTGGTAGTGAGGCCAACACCTGCTCTATCTACGTTGACGTTCATGCCTGTGTGAAAGTTGATGATATCCCCGTAGCCACCCCTTATGTCGGTGTCCAGGTCTAGGAGCGCCGTCTTCACGGTCGCTGGTATCTTCATAACCTTCACGCCGTCCTTGATTGATACTTTGCCAGTTGGATCGCTGAGCACTAGAGCGTTGATGAGGAAGCGTGTCGAAGCCTTGAAGCTCTTCGCTGCCTCTTCGTTGTGTTGCGCCGCGAGACTCGCACCGTGCTCACAGATAGGGCATCGGCCCACTGAATTCTGTAAACAAACAAAGGAACGGTTCTTCCCTTGAATGAAATGCTCTACAACCTCGTGGAACCACACGCCCTTCTCACTGTAGGATGGCATTACGCGGATCGTAGTGCGGCCACCCTTAAGTGTGAGAGCGAAGTTACGGTTCTCACCGTCTCGGTCTGATTGTCGTGCGCGGTTTAGTGCTTCATCGTTTCGTTGGTATTCTACTAGAGCCATGTTGTGTTTCCTTTAAATATTTAATTGATCGTGTTAAATGATCTATATTATCTTTGAAAAGTCCTAGTCCTGTGTTACATCTAATACATAGTAATCCTCTTATTTTTCACCTATCAGCTTTCATACTCTGGTTCTCGCGATACGCCAAAGCTCTAAGGCACTCTGATTTGTGAGTAAGAGCCGTCATACTCCAGCGAAGAGTCGCTGCGTCCTTCTCTGCTAGCAACAGCGCTTGCACTGTTGCTTGGTATTCTCCATTTAGGGTTATAGCATGGCCTACTTTAGCTTCCGTCGCTTTATCCCCCGATCTCGCAAATTCTGCTCGGACAGCCGAGTCCAGCACGGCTGCTAGCCTATCCTTCTCTGCATCCAGACGGCCCACCCGAAGTCTAGCTTCGGCTTCAAGCGTTCCATGCTCGAAGATGATACGGCCCATATTACAAAGCTCCCGGTCAAGCTCGCTCTCGTCAATGCTAAACGCCTCTGGGTTCAGCTTGACTTCGAGGAACTGTCCGTCCCTTTCAATGTATACTGTACGTTCTTCTGACATGACTATCTCTCCCGTTCAGGTTGTGCTGCTAGCCGAAGCTCGCGATTGGCCTGTGCTAGGTCTGCCACTATCATGCAAAGAGCAGGTATGACAATGTAGTTAGTGTTCGACACTAGCCAGTTACCACTTTCAATAAGGTGGTAAGCTTCTTCTAGGGTCATTTGTGTTAGCATTAGTGTGCCGCCTTCCATTCCATTACGAATTTCTTCAAGTCTACCGCCAACTTAGCGGCCTGTTCTTCCGATTTGCAACCTTCACTGACGAAGGCTTGCCATTTATTTCGCCCCTTGCTCCAGCTAACCCCAGGCGCTTCACTTTGAACTATAGCTCGGTTTCGTTTATTTTTCAAGTTCGAGCTAGGCGACACCCACCTGCAATTGGAAGGTTCGTAGTTACCGTTACAATCTATTCTATCCAGTTGTGTGCCTTCTGGTTTCTCCCCCATATCAGCAAGGAAGTTTTCAAAGGTCAACCAACTCTCACAAACTTTTATACCTCGTCCGCCGTAGGCAGCATAAGATACGTGCTTTTCATACCAGCATCTTTGCTTCATAGCATACCAGCACATATAGGTTTTACTTTGTTTCCGCCCTGCGCAATGCTTGTGCATTAGTGTGCCGCCCTCTCTGCTTCTGCCCAGGTATTACCCCATCCGCTATTGATAGGTAGAACCATTCCACCTAGCTCAGGGATTGGGCGCTGTGCAACCTTCTTGAATTCAACATCGAACCATTCCACGTAGTCTTTATGTATGCCGTAAGATATAGAATCATGAACGGAACAAATCAAACGAACTTTATCAGGTCCGATACCTAAGCCCTCTAGACCCTCACGCATAATGTTCATCGTGCGAAACGAAACTGCTCCAGCGGGGCTTTGGATTGAGACGTTAGTTGCTGATCGCTCCGCTTCGGCACGGCGATACTGTTCCTTATGATTCAGGTCGGGTATAAAGATTTCCCGTCCGAAGATCGTCACTACCTTACTACCACGCCCGCGAGCAATGTCCGGGGTCAAGCTGAGGTACTCGTCGATCTTTGGGTAGCGCATCCGATAGTTGCGCACGAGTCCGTAGGCCATCTCTTCACCGATAAGCTTGCGCTCCTTGGTCTTAATGTCCTCGTACTCTAGCTTGGCTAGGCTCGCGCCCTCTGAGCCGTAGATGATACCGAAGTTCATAGGCTTACCTATAGCCCCTCGGTTATAGTCGCTAATTTCTGACGGGTCGCACATGAGCGCCGCCGCAGCCGTGAATCTGTGTACGTCGCCATCGGGGTCGCTAAGGACCTTGAGGAATTCTTCCTCCCCTGTAAGCTGAGCGAACACTCGCAATTCAATTTGTGAATAGTCCGCGTAGTAGTAGACGAATCCCTCTTCTTCATCGACCATATCCCGCATTACCAGCTTGCCAGCCTTCACGTCGTCCTCTTTGGACTTCGGAATCTGGTGCAAGAAGCTACAGGTTAGGCGAGCCGAAATAGAACCGGCCATGTTGAAACCGTAGCGAATACGTCCGTCCGTGCCTACTTCGTTCATGGCGTTGTCAACGTAGGTGCTCTTAAACTTCTGTCGGTTGCGGTACTTGATGATCTTTCTGGCCAGCGGAACGTCTTCTGGGTCCAGCTTCATTAGAGTGTTCTTGTTAGTAGAGTAGCCCTTGACTGCCCTGACGTTGAGGATCTCCTCACCAAACCCTAGCTCTCGAAGCGCCTTGGCTACCTGAGCATGGCTACTAGGATTGAAGTCCGGATTGGTGACAGCACGGCAGTCTACCATGATCTCTTCCATCTCGTTGTCGAAGCTGACCCCAAGGGACTTGACGTTCTCAATGTTAAGGTGGTTGCCGTTGTACTCTGCCTCAGCCAACGTGTACAATAGGGGCATCGACTCCTCGGTGTACAGCTTCATGAGATTGGCCTTTCGGGCAATGTCAGGGTAGTACACATCAAGCAGACGATAGGTTAGTTCGGCGTCCGTGGCGCCATAGGGCCATAGCTTATCATCGGGTACGTTGTCGTAACCCATGATGAGCTTTCGACCATGCCCTACGATATCTCGAACCGGCTTCTCGTAGTTGCCACAGAAGAACTCCCCATCGGCTAGCTCTTTGAGTCCGTGCGGCGGGGTAACGTCTAGTAGATGGTGCATAATCTGGGTATCCCAGAGCCATCCCTTGACCCTGATGCCACAATGGCGGCGCAGGACGTTAATATCATACTTTATATTATGGGCGCACTTGGCGATCTTCTCGTCCTCAAAGATTTCTTTGAGCTTCTCGTTTATCGCTTTTCGATCACCGTTTATCCAGGTAGGGGTGAGTTTGAACCCGAACTCCACCGTTGGATCGTGCTTATAGAACGGTATAACCCATGTCTTTCCTACGCCACACGAGAGTTGTAGCAGAATACACGGTGAGGACATGAATTTGAGGTCCGGAGACTCTGTATCAAAGGCAAAGACACCGTGTAGTTTTATTTGGGACGTAACCTTGGCTAATTCCTCAATAGAATCAACTACTTGGTACTGTGCGTTATAAAACTTATTAACTATGATTTTTCCATCTGCCAATAATGATCGAGCCTTGTTCAAATCCTCCTGCATTAGGCTCTTGATCTTGACGTTACCCGTCGCGAGGTACTGCTTCGGATGGTAGACTGGCATGACCCGGAATTCTAGCTCCTCTTTCCAATGAGGATACTTCATGTCAAACGCGGTGCCGTGTAGCTGTGTGATGCCTCCCTCGCCGTGGAGATTGAATACCTTGAGAGCCTCTGAGCCTAGAAGAATTATCAGGCGAGGCTCGTACTTGAACAGCTCATACTCTAGGTGCTGACGACATACTGCGTACTCGCTGGCTGCTGCTTTCCTGTTTGGTGGCGCACATTTAGCGTGGCAAGTGATGTAAGTTTTGTCTGGGTCGAACTCCGAGTTGGTCAGAAGCCCTATCATTATCTCCCGTGCGTCGCCCCACAACGGGAAGCCTGCCTTGTCGCCGTCTCGGGCGGGGAAGTCGCTCACCACAAAAGTATCGAAGTTGCGGGGCTTGCTCGGGTCTCCTCGCCGACCGTCGATAAGCTCGCGTAGCGAGCAACCCATAAGCTGGGCGTTGCGGGTGTACTTCCAACCCTTGTCGCTCACTATAGTAGGGAGCTGGCAAAGTGGCTTGCCACTCTCGGCGGGGTCGCAGTTATACCATTCCTTATAGAGCGGTAGTTCTAGTTCTTCGGCCATGATGCCA